ACGTGCAGGAAGCAAATGAAGCACTGTTTCGTGCTAAAATGACTCTACCTGCTGCCGCAAAGCATTGTGGTATGACCCAGAAGGAAATGAAACTCACCTTTTGGGAATTTTTGAAGTATCATCCTAAAGATTATGAAATCACTGAAGACACCCCTCAGGTATCCAGGGGGTAAATCCCGCGCTTGCGTCAAGATGGATCCTTATTTTCCTGATCTAAGGGAATATACTGAGTTCCGTGAACCATTTATTGGTGGTGGTAGTGTCGCTATCCATGTTACCAAGAAGTATCCACACCTAAAAGTGTGGGTAAACGATCTCTATGAACCTCTAGTGAACTTCTGGCAGCAATTGCAGATGTTTGGTCCAGAGATGAAAGATAGATTGCAGGAACTTAAGTCTGAGCATCCTGATCCTGATTCTGCTAAGAGGTTGTTTCTCGAATCAAAGGAGTATCTAAATGACGAATCCAATCTGGACTCTCTACGGCGTGCTGTTAGCTTTTACGTTGTTAATAAGTGTTCTTTCAGTGGTCTTACCGAGTCCTCGTCCTTCTCAAAACAGGCAAGTGACTCCAACTTCTCAATGCGAGGAATCGAAAAACTTCCAGGATATTCAGAAATAATTGCAAATTGGCGTATCACCAATTATTCTTACGATTATCTTTTATCTGAACAGGATAGTACTTTTGTATATCTTGATCCTCCTTACGATATCAAAGATAACCTCTATGGAAAAAAAGGGTCGATGCATAAGGGATTTGATCACGATAAGTTTGCTGCAGACTGTTCTACGTGTAGTATGCCTCAGTTAGTAAGTTATAACTCCGATCAACTTGTAAAGGATCGATTTACAGATTGGAATGCTGCTGAGTTTGATTTGACTTACACCATGCGTTCTGTTGGTGAATATATGCGGGATCAAAAATCTAGAAAAGAACTTCTGCTTTTTAATTATGAAAAAGAAAGTATTCTCGGTATGGATGACGTATGATGATATGAATCTTGTATATCAGAAATTACAACAATCTGATATATCTGATGAAGATCTGAAACGCATTGAGGTTTCTCTTCGTGTAGCACAAATATCTTACGGAAATCCTGGAGCATTTTATGGGTGTTGAACTAAAAGACTGGCTTAATTCTATTAATCAAACTAAGAAACATTTGATTGATGAAGATCCTTCTATTGAGAAGGATTATCCTCCGTACATCATCAATCGTTGTCTTTCTGGACATTTGGACTGTATCATGTTCGCTAATGAGATGAACAAATACAGTTCTCTTTCTAAGAAGATGCAGTATGATTTCTATCTAAATAGTCTGAGGAAAAAGAAGAGATTCTCTCCCTGGCTCCGACAAGATAAAATCAAAGATCTTGACTACGTCAAACGTTATTATGGATATAGTAATGAGAAAGCAAAGCAAACTTTGAAAATTCTAAATAAAGAACAACTTACATTTATTAAATCTAAACTTGATACTGGAGGAACAAAATGAGTGTGGTTCAAGAACCTGAAGTGAAATGGTCACCAAGTCAAATGGTTGAGGTAACTCTTAACGAACCAGATGACTTCCTAAAAGTAAGAGAAACGCTGACCAGAATTGGTGTTGCCTCTAGAAAAGAGAAAAAGATTTATCAATCCTGCCATATTCTTCATAAGCAGGGACGTTATTTTCTTGTTCATTTTAAAGAGTTGTTTGCTCTAGATGGCAAGCACGCTAACCTGACTGTCAATGATGTACAGCGTCGTAATCGTATCGCACAATTGATTGCCGACTGGGGTCTGGTTAGTATTGTTAATCCCGAAACTATTCAGGATATTGCACCTCTTAACCAAATTAAAGTTCTTGCGTATAAGGATAAGCAGGACTGGATTTTGGAAACGAAGTACAATATTGGGTCTAAAAAGAAAAAGACTGAAGAAACCGCAGAGTAGTAAGTGTGGAAATACAACAAATTGGAGATATCTTTAAGGTAGACTCTGATAATTGTCTTGTCAATGATTATGATAAGATTGAGTTATCGGATGAGTTGCAAAGCATCTGTGTTCTATTTGTAGAAGAGATCCGAGATTATATTAAACAGAATAGTAAGAATGAAGAAGATATACATTCGGCATATCTTGCAGGATCTATTTTGACTGGAACGGAAACTTCATATTCTGATTTAAATTTTTTGGTTCTAGGACCAGATGCAGGATCAGAAGAATGGATCCCTTATTTTAATGAACATTTTAGCAATATTATTCAGGAAAGATTCGAAATAAACATTACCACTGCAGTGGTTCTAGAGTCTGTTGAGTTTTTCTTGAATGATTATCTAGAAAGATTTGTTGTGAAGTGTATTTGGGGAGAAGACCTATCCTTACATAAAATTGATTTTGATTTAATTACCAATGAATGTTTAGATGGAACTGAAAGAAGTGATTGTCAATATCTTCTAGATCGCCTTAATGATACCATGAGGGCAGTAGAAACCATTGATATTGTTGGTGACTATGAATGGATGGTAAATGGTCCTAAGTATCTAAAATCTCTGATTAGATGTGCTGCTAATTCTGTATGTAAAAAGCAGAGAGTTTGGAGTAGAGATCTTTTCTGGTGTTGTTGTATGTTCTCTGGAGAGTATCCTGAGTTTGAGGATACTCTTACTGAAATTTTAGATTTGTACTTAAATCCAAATAAATCCCCCGAACGAATAAAAAGAACTCTAACACGTTCTATTAGTATAATAAATCATATTAGTAAACAAATTGAAGAAACAGAATGTAAATAAATAAAGGAAGGCACACAACCTTTTTTATTGATGAGAAGGATAGATTCTAAAGGTTTTAAGGAGTTTCATCAAAAACGTCTTGATGAAAAGAAATTTTTTGCTGAGAAAAAATTACAAGAAGAGAAAAAAATATTAAAGGAACAAAAGAAAAGACAAGAAATAAAGAAAGTTTCTGAAGAACTTAGATATAACTGGAGAGATGATATCGATCTCCAAGAAAGTAATTGGAGTCCTACTACTGGATCTGGTCCAACTAACTCTATTGCACAAAGATTTGCATATTCATTATCAAATCTTGAGACTGGGCAACCAAACACAGTTACCGTTTCTGGTCTTGGAGGAGTAGAATCAATACCATCCACAGTATCTGTTGACTTCGGTTTTGGTGAAACTGAAGTTGTTTCTGCACCTACGTTCAGTCAGTTAGGACTGCAAGGTTATGCAAAACCGCTTGGAACAGATGTTAGAAGAAGGCGTGATTACGAAGATGTAAACCCAAGACTTGATGCATCACAAGAGTTTGCACGAGCAGTTGGTGCTGATTATATGATGAATGCTAGAGTCGATGATGTAGTAATTCCAAACTACACATCAACTCCTGATGCACCATTAATTGCACAAGTTATTGATGGTGAGAAACTATTACCACAAGAGTTGCAGGATATTTTAAACCGTAGAAGAGGTAAATCACCAGCTCTCGGTGGGACCTTCACAAAAGATGAGAAGAGAAAAATAGCAACTTTCATGGCTACGAAAGATGGACATGATCTTTTGATAAAGGATCCTGATACTTATGATCGTCTTGAAAGAGCTTTGACGGGTAGAATTCCACCACGTAATCTTTATCCAGGAAAAACTCCCCAACCTCAAGATTCATATGGTGATTTCCTTAAAGGTGGAGGAATGATCGATCCCAGTTCTTATGCTGGTGCAATGAAGTCAGTTGTGAATGCGATTAATCCATCTCTCCCATATAAAGCAGAAATTGCTCAGTCAGTTTTATCAAATGAACCAATTGACATTCCTCAAAGTGAAATTCCTAAGAGTCATATTAAAGGACTTTTAAACGGAATTGAAAATGATAGTGGTCTAATGAGTCAGCTAATGCAGACTTATACTAATACTCCTACTCCATATTCGGATGAAAACATATATGAATTGCCAAATGGAGAAGTTAGATCACATACTCCAGAAACTAGAAAATTATATCCAGATAATACTCGACCTGTAGGAGATGGTACAAGAAGCAATCCTATTGCTGGTGCAGGTCAAGCACAAATGGAACTTGTTGATCCAAAAGATGGGAAACCATATATTAAATATAGAGATCATGCATATCACAATTTAAAATCCAAAGATACTGGTGAACTTCCAGATGTTCTTTCTAACTTAGCATCGGGTGCGATTCATAGCCTTGCAGGAAAAAATAATCCAGAGACACCTAATACTGGAGCGATGAGTAATTATCCATCTAATATAAAGGGTGATGTATCTAAAACGATTATAATACCTTATAGTGAATTCTCACCAAAATTAAGACAGGCAGTAAATGATAAGATTGGTGCTGAGCAGCAGCGTGATGCAGGCATTAACGTTGGATCACCAGAAGTTAATACTGGAACTGGTAGAGATGGGACGTTTGGAAGAGGAACTTATGGTCAAGGAAGACCATCTGATCCCAAATCTTCGTACACTTTTGATAAGGAGACTGGTGAACCCCAATATACTGGATGGAGTCAAGCGGAATATACAGAAAAAGTAAATGAAATTAATAAAAAGTATTCTGACATACTTGCTCCATATTTCAAAAATATGACTGGTAAATTTGGAACAGGATTTGGTACTGCTTCAGATGCAGAGAGAAAAAGAGCTTATGAAAAAGCAGCTGAACTTGAACCTGTTCATACAGCGGAACTTGATAAGTTATATAATGAATATCAGAGACAAACATCTGAATTTCAAAAGGCACAAGAGGATTGGTTTGCACAGCAAGATGCTGCAAATCAGGCAAGACAAGATGCACTGGATGAAATAGATAATGAGAAAAATCCACACACTCCTCGTCTAGATGAACTGAATGCTAAGTATGAAAAACTTAGACGGGAAGGTAAATTAATTAAAGGATATAAAATTCTTGGTCCTGGTGATGAGGGTTATACTGATTACAGTAAAATTGGTGGAGCACTTGATGGCAATAGAAAACCAATTTATACAGCAGCAGCAATTAAGTTATATGGTGAAATTCAGCAAGTGCAAAAGGCATGGGATGCATGGCAAGATGGTCAGCAGAAGAGACGTGATGATGCTGAAAAAGCAGATTATAGTGGCGCGGGTGGATCTTCAGGGAAAGGAGGAAGGCAATTTGGTGGACAGGGTGGTCTTCCTATAGGAAGTACAACTCTTCGTGGTGGTGCGATTGGCAAGAGCGCAGGTGCTCGTACACCTACTCCACCTGAGAATATGTCTCAGTCAGCAGCTCTTGCAAGACAGGCAGCATCCGCTCGTATGAATCCACAACAAAAAAGAAAGAGAGGAATAAAGACAGAATCAACAACTTGGAGTAGATTAAAAAAATATCGGTAAACCGTATAAATATTGCTGAGACCTTTCGTGCGGTCTCTACGAAAGTCGGAACACCCTATAAAGAGGTACGGTTTACTCCTTGCCTCTTTTTTTCGTCCATGCTATAAATATATCGGATGCCTTCGGGGTCCACACAACACAAACTCGCTTTTTAAGGAGCTAATAAGATGGGAAACCTTCAGAAGTATAATGCTGCCGACTTGCCGCAGCTTATGGATCGTATAAATAGAAACAGTATTGGGATGGATGAGTACTTCGACAGGTTGTTTAACCTGCACGAAACGACGAAGAACTATCCGCCTTACAACTTAGTCCAGGTCAGCAACGTAGAGTCTAGACTAGAGTTGGCCCTTGCTGGATTCAAAAAGAAAGAAGTAAATGTCTACACACAAGACGGTAAACTCTTTGTCGAAGGACAAAAAGAGGACACCGAAACAGAAACAACATTCCTCCATAGAGGAGTGGCTCAACGATCTTTCACCAGATCTTGGACACTGGCAGAGGATACGGAAGTTAGATCAGTTGAATTTGAGGATGGGCTCCTAGTAATTCTTCTCGGTCGAATTGTTCCAGAACATCACAAAAGGAAAGATTGGTTCTGAACTACTAACATTTCCTGTTAATTTGTGCTATCCGTTACAGACTTTTGTATCATAGTGATACATAATTCATATATAATTACGTACCATGGAGGACGACTTATGAACTGGACAGCCGCCACTCTTTTAATTGGGACCACAATGACTCTTTTTAGCAGTTGGACCCTCGGAAGCGCACTACCCTAATGGACCACCCACAGCAGAAATCTTTCTAACAACTCCATAAATAAAACTGAATATCGTCGTCGCTGACGCCGAGGGGCAACTGGCAAAATCCAGTTGACGCCCCTCTTTTTTCTTGCTATAATACAATGAGGAAAAACTATAAACATGACTATTAAATTAACTCTTCTTAGATCTGGTGAATATCTAATCTCTGAAGTTAAGGAACTTGTATCTGGAGAACCAGAAAAGGTGCATGGATATCTTCTAAGTAAACCCAGAAAAGTTTCTATGGCAGCTCCTACTTTTCTTACAGAAGAGACGAACACCGAAAAATCTTCAGTTCAGGTATCTCTTTCATCCTGGTGCATTCTTGCAAAGAATGATGAGTTTGTTGTCCCTCTTGATTGGATCGTCACATTTATGGAACCTGCAGATCGTCTTGTTAGAATGTATGAGGAATATTTAAATGATTAAGTATTTGCTTCTTAAAATTGGTACGGAAATCATCACTGAGATTAATGAAGTTGGTGCAGAAGTTGGGGAACCAGACTGCCAACTAATTAATCCTTTTCGCATTAATGAAAATGGGCAACTAAATCGTTGGCCATCATATACAGATCAGAAGTCTTTGATGATTAGTTCTGATAGTATTCTTACAATTGCAGATCCATCAGCAACAATTCTGGAGCAATATAAAGAGGTTCTTGGATGAGAGTCCTCAGTATTGACTTAGATTATATTATGGGTCCTGTTATCGAACTTTATAACGAAGTTGGATATCAGGCAGATCCTGTTTCTAGGTGGAAAAGTTTATTTGATAATACTGCATTTAAAGAATCACATTTTTATATTGATCAAGGAAATTTAATTTATTGCTACGATTTATTTTTGGAAGCAATGAATAAATGTTCTTCTGTTTCTTTTGGATATGAGCACGATGCAATACTGCATTATATTGGTGATAAAGAAGATTTAGAAATTATCAACATCGATCACCATGACGACATGTTTCATGCACACTATTCAAATCTTGAGGAAGATTTGGATGATGATGAAATACTCATGAGGGAATATGAAGATCTTAAAAATGGATATAGTCCAAATGAAGGGAACTGGGGAGCATGGTTACATGCAATGGGTAAGTTAAAATCTTTTACTTGGATTGGTAATAAAACTAGTGCTAACGTTGATAGGTCAAATTTTATAACTGAAAATTTGATGGGAAAAAATTATCGTGCTACTACTAGAGAAGATTTTCATATCTTTAATACTGAGTTTGATCATATTTTCGTATGCTGTTCTCCGCAGTATATGCCAAAAAATCATTGGCACTATTTTACAATGTTTATTCTTGCCTATGAAATTTTTTCCAAGAAAGAAGTTGATAAGACAGTTTTAGATAAAAAATATTCTATAGAAAAATCACATCAAAATTTAACTGATGAAATATTTGGATCTTTATCATGAAAGTATTAAGTATTGATCTAGATTACATCATGGGTCCTACTATTGAGACCTATCAAGGTATTCAGTGGGATGAAAATGAAAATACTAGGTGGGAGTTTCTTTACGAAAATACTAATTTTAAAGAAAATCACCTTTACATAGATCAAGCAGGTCTCTTATATTGTTATCAAACATTTCTAAAAGCACTTGAGCAATCTCCAGAAGCAAATGTTTGTTTTGGGTATGAACATGATGAAATTTTATTTCAACTTCATGAACATGAAAACATGCACATAATTAACATTGATCATCATGATGACGTCATGGCATCTGATTTTGAGGAGTATCCAGATAATCTGGAAAGGGAGTTGAAAACGATCCAGTTTCATGATAGAGTGCATGAAGGAAATTGGGGTGCTTGGTTGCATGTAAAAGAGAAGTTGAGTTCTTTCACATGGATTTGCAATCCAAATAGTGGAAACTTAAATCGTAATGATTTTAATTTTGAGTTGCTCAAGGAAAAATACAAAACCTATGATCGAACTCAATATGAATTCTACGATTATAAGTTTGATGAAATATTTGTGTGCTTGTCTCCACAATATATTCCCAAGAATCATTGGCATTACTTTACAATGTTCATGATTGCCTATGAGAAGTATACTGGTAAAAAGGTTGATACTTCTTCTATTGGGAAAAGAAAATTTGAGCAAGAAATTCGTCATAACCAGGTAACAAATGCGATTCTACACCAACGTCCAAATGGTCGGTGATAACTTCCTCGTTCGGGGATATGAAGATGGACGCCACTTCATGACCCGTGAGAAGTTTTATCCAACTCTATTCGTCAATAGTAAGAGAGAGACGAGATATAAAACTCTAGAAGGTGATTGTGTTGAGGCAATCCAACCTGGTTCTGTTCGCGATTGTCGTGAGTTCATCAAGAAGTATGATGGCGTCCAGGGATTTAAAATTTATGGTAATGAACGATTCATCTACCAGTACATCTCGGACAAATATCCTCAAGAGGAAATTAAGTTTGATATTGGTAAAGTTAAACTTGCAACTATCGATATTGAGGTTGCCTCTGAAAATGGATTCCCTGATGTAGAATCTGCTGCTGAGGAAGTCCTACTTATCACTATTCAGGATTACAATACTAAGGAAATTATCACTTGGGGACAGGGTCCCTTTAAACTAAAGCAAGGTAATCACTACTATAAGCAGTTTAATAATGAGTATGATCTTCTCAATGATTTCATCAACTGGTGGATGATTGAGGAGAATACTCCTGAGGTTTTGACTGGTTGGAATAGTAAACTGTATGATATTCCATATCTGGTTCGCCGTATGGACAGAATCATCGGTGAAAAATTGATGAAGCGACTTTCTCCTTGGGGGTTGGTAACGGAGCATGAGATCTTCATTGCTGGTAGGAAGCAACTTTCCTATGACATTGGTGGAATCTCACAGTTGGATTACCTTGATCTCTATAAGAAGTTTACTTACAAGGCACAGGAATCTTATCGTTTGGATTACATTGCCAGTGTAGAACTTGGGCAGAAGAAACTTGATCACTCTGAGTTTGATACTTTTAAGGACTTCTACACAAAAGGGTGGCAAAAGTTTGTAGAATACAATATCATTGACGTGGAACTTGTTGACCGCATGGAAGACAAGATGAAACTCATTGAACTTGCTCTTACTATGGCGTATGACGCCAAGGTGAATTATGAAGATGTGTTCTCACAAGTTCGCATGTGGGATACCATCATTTATAACTACCTAAAGAAGAGAAATATTGTTATTCCTCCTAAGGAGCGTTCTGATAAAAACGAAAAGTATGCGGGGGCATATGTCAAGGAACCGATTCCAGGAAAGTATGATTGGGTGGTTAGTTTTGACCT